GTTTCAAACATACTAAGATCTTCATCGGGAACAAAGGCTCCTTCAGTTGCAAACTTAGCTAGTCCGTGATTCTTATTTACATGAAAGTCTTTGATAACATAATCATCTATAGTCATTTTCTTCATCTGTTCATAGTATCTTTCTTCATCCTCCTTTAAAAAGCTTTTCGGTTCATCAGACATTTTGATGAGATCTTTTCGCTTCCAGTAAACAAGACCTATCCATATCCCAAAATGAAATCTTTCTTTAAGATTAAGTCTTTTGAACTCGTTGAAAGCCATAGACCAGATAGTCTTCATAGTATCATCATCTTTCACAAGATCCTCAAATATCTCCCACCAAAGAAGAGAACCAATGCGCCTAGAATATCGCTTACCCTGATCACCTGATCTCAAAAGATGAGAGTAAATACCTAAGAATCTTTCATCATCGGTATTAAGATAATGTATCATATTTTCACCGAGTCTCAAGAACTCATCAGAATCACCACTCTTTTTGAACTTGAGGATATTTACAAGTTCAAGATCTTTTACATCATCTTCATCTAGTTCGTGATGCTGATACCATTTGTTGTAGTAACTTGTGAGTCGTCCCTTTTTTGAATCTTTGAGGGTTTCACAAAAGTTTAAGAGAAGATGTCTTTGATCTCTATCTTCTTCATACTCATCGAGGATCTTGATACATCTCGCACATCTTTCACCCTCAAGGACATGAATATCCTCCATCAAGAGAATCTTCAGTCTACTGATAAGATTGCTAATGATTGCCTTCACCTTTGGATCATCTTTGACTAAGATCTGGAAGTGAGCCATTTCCATCACACACCAAACGAGCTTGTCGTGTTCAGATCTTCGGGTATACTTACAGATCCCACTTTTAAGAACGGAACTCTTGAATCCGTGAAAGCTCTGATTATTGAAGCATGTATGAAAGTGCATCTTTATAGTATTTTTAGTATTTGATATACTATGATGGAGTATGAATCAAATTTAGTATATCTTTTATGTTCTTAATTCTCTAGTAGGACCATTATTGCCATTATTGCCATTATTGCCATTATTGCCATTATTAGAGACTTGATTATACATAGAAGAAGATGAAATTAAATCTTGTGTGAACTGATTATAGCTTTCTCTCTCCTGTGATTGAGATAATGAATTATCATTCAATATATTTTTGTATTCTTGAACAATTTGTTTCTGTTCCGGAGTTAATTCATCATATACATTTTCAGAGAGACTTGGATGTAATCTATTCATATAATTAAAGAAATCACCTTTTGAAGTTAAATTATTGTATTCATTTTTAAGATCACTGACACGAATATTTTCATTATTATTTCTAACAACCATGAAATCACTATTATCTAAAATGTGATCTTGGTCATCATCTTTTACAACATATACCGTTGTACACATATCAGTATATTTATTACGATTAATATTAATCATTACACCATATGTAATGATTATAATTCCAAAAACTACAAGTAAATTACGAATAACTTTCATTAACTTATACTATAGTAATATACTATAATAGAGAAATAATTTTTCACTTATGCATCTGTGTTAACGGGAGTATCATCAACATTATTTTCATCAGTAGATCCCTTACTTCCCTCTAATTTTCGTGCCATCCACGGATCAACATCTTCCATCGAATCATTAATATCTTTGTTCAGAGTATAATCAACATTTTCTTCAGGGAGAGGCTCTTCTTTGACTTCTTCAAATGTTGTTCCTTCGGTAATAGTATCATTATTATCATTATTATCATTACCCTCTATTTCTTTAGCCTTATCCTCCGCTCTTTTATTTTCTTCTTCTAATTTCTTTTCTTCCTCCCTCTTCTTCTTGGCAGCCATGTATTCATCTTTGGCAGCCTGAATCTTATCGTGTTTAAGTTCCTCATAAAAGATCTCACGATTAATATTATTCTTATCATATCCTTCCATAAGTTGATTAAGCTGTTCATCTTGGAAAACCTCTTTATCAACATTATCTGCACAAGGATCCCAAGGTAACCAGTATCCAACTTGACCAACAAATACATTAAATGTGCTATCATTTCGTGAAAGACTCTTAGCTCTATTTTCGGCTTCATCTTTAGTATTGTAAACACCTCTCACTTTAACTCCTCTCATAGATGTCTTATATTCATTCTTTTCATCATAATCACGTTGAAGTTCTTCAGCATATTTGTAAATATAATCTTCATACTTAGAATAAATCTCATCATATTTTAGATCTAAATCTTTACAATAACTCTGTAAGAACTTACACATTTGGAAAGCTTTGAAATCCTGAATTAGTTTTTCAGGAGATACAAATGACATACAGACATAATTTTGTCCTGGGATAGGATCATCAACAGATAGATAATCAATCTTTTCTTTAGTATCGGACATTTTTATAATTTATATTTTATGTTTATTCTTTAAGTATAAATAATATATATATCATAATATAAATGACTGAATTAAATATGAAAGAATTAAATGATGAAGAAGGATTTCGGATACAGATTAAAACTAAGAATCTTATTAAATATTTTCTTATGTTCTTTGTTGTATCTATGTCAACATTAACAATACCAACTTGTGGTGTTCTTAAGAAACACGCTTATCAGGTGGGATTAATGGCGGCAACAACTTTTGTCATAATAGATGTTATCTTTCCTAATTATGTGAGTTATTAGAACAACTAAGTACTGGGTATATATTCCCATTGTAAATCATTGCATATGAGTTTCCATATTTGATCTTGTTGTTGTAATTTTTCTCTACTTTTTAATAAAGGAAAGAAATCTAATAAAACATCATATTCGAGGAGTTGACAGAACTTATGAAGAACATATGAATATGATAAAAAGTTTTTCCTATCATTTGGACAATTATTTGCAAAGGGGACTTGTATCTCTTTAAAAAGACTCCTTAATTTTTCTTCTTCATACCTTTTAAGAATAGGAGCGGTTTTACCATTAATAGAATTAATTATATGAGGTATATTTTCATAATATTTGTTTAAATGAAGTTTTTTTAGGATTTCTCTTACTTGTTTATAAGATATATCTTTTATATTAAGAGTTTTATTCTTTTTTATCTCAATATATATAGCCTTATAAACATCATCGGGTATATCAGTAGTTTCTTTGGCTTGAAATTGTGCTAACCATTCATTAAAATGATTAATTCTTTTATATGCGAAATAACTTGCTTCTCTAGGAGGATCTTTATAAGAAGATTTTTCCGAATGAATAATAATATTTTCACTATATCCACAATTATAACAAATAATATCACTTTTAGAATGTTTAATATTCATTTTATTATTACATAGGGGACATTTGTCCATTTGTATAGTTAATTTTTTAACATCTAAAAATGTATCATCTATATTTTCTATATAAGTTTGAATGTGAGATTCATTTTTATCACAATTATTATCTTTAATAGGGAAATACTGTAGTATACGACTATATGTTGTATTTTTAGAAGTATTTGTTAAGATAGATTTTTCATTTATCCCATAATATTTATCTAACAATAATCCATTATCTAAATAATATTCATTTAATTCATTTTCAGTAAGATTTTTCACATAATCCGTATGAATAGCATCAACGGTGACTCTAGGATCACTATGACATTTTTTTGTGATTCTCTCTTTAACAGATGTCATTAATAAATATAGTTATTTATTTTTATCTCCAATATATTCCTTTAAATAGTTATTTAAAGAAAATATTATTATTGTATATATATTATGAATATAATTACAGAGATTTCTCCTACAGAATTAGAATATTTTAAAGGGAATGTTAAAGAGTGGATTGGTATAGACGATGAAATAGCTGAACTGAACAAAAAAATAAAAGAGTTAAAAGCTAAGAAAAATAAACAATTAGAACCTAAGATAACACTATTTATGAGACAATATAATATAAGTGATTTAAATACAGATGGAGGTAAATTAAAATGTAATGAAAGAAATACAAAAAAACCATTAAGTAAAAATCTCATTAAACAGAGTCTTAGTGAGTTTTTTAAACAAGATGCAGAAAAAGTAGATACATTCATGGAACACATGGTTTCAAAACAAGAAATAGTAAAATCATATAAGTTATTAAGAAGCACAAAAAAATCATGAAATCTACGGGTTGTGAAGCTGCGAGACTTGATCTAGTTAGGCGACCAGGGGGAAATATTCTCCAGGATGTTCTTTCGTCGGGAGGATTCGGCTTCTCATTATATATTAACATAGAAAATATTTATTCTAATATACTTCCCACAACAGTAATTATTAACAAAAATTGTAAGAACATTGATAATATCTTTACTGGTCTCGATTTTGGTGATACATCACCATATCCCGTGGATGAAAAAGTTGTAACCGTGAAATATATACGATTTAAAAACTTATCTTGTCTATCTTCTTCAATCGTAAATCCATTAAAGTGATTGTGATCAAATAAATAAAAAATTAAAGAGAATAATAATATAATTATTAAAGAAAATAAACTCAAATTGAAGATTTTTTCAAACTTGTTCATATTAATATGTATATATAATAAAAATAAAAGATATAATATATATAAGAATAATAAATGAAGATATCTTTTGTATTATTAGTTATAGGACTAATCTGTATTACGGCTGGATATGTAAATCAAATAGCTCCTCAGTGTAAAAAAGGAGTTGAGGTAAAAATAGTTCCTAGAAATGTATATGATCAAATGATAAAAGATTCAGTTCTTTCTCAAACAGATTAGTTAGTTAGTTTAATTATTCAGTCAGTTCAATCATTCAGTTTATTTATCAACTATTCTTTTACTTACAAACCCTATAATATTTTGATATACCAGTTTGGTGTGAAATTCTATGTATTTCACATATATCACCGGGACACATACGTAAATATTTACCTATAGCATCATTTCTAAGAATAATAGGCATCATATTTTTTGTGATACCTAATTTATTTAGTATTTGATTTTGTTCTTTTTCAGTATTAATTTTTATATGTTTTGGAACAAGTTCGTGTTTTGTAAGATTAATGGTTAAACGATCAATGTGAAACATTTGAATATTACGAAAATAGCTCTTATCTAAACCTAGACTTACTCTTTTTTCTTCAATACTTTCTCTTAAACCTTCTTTAAGAATAAGTTCTGAACTCTGAAGATATGTATCTTCAACTCCTTTTTCAATAGTATCTGATATGGGTTCATTAATAATGACAAGGAGACTATCATCTTTTTCAAAGATTCCATCTTCATCATCATCAGAATCTTTATAAAGTCCTATCAGTTTATCGCAACAAGTCTTATTTATTTTAGTTCCACCGCGATTCAGTTCAGGGAAGTTGTAGTAAAGGATATGAAGTTTATGTTCAGGGATCTTCTTATGATTAAGAGTAATATTGCATCCTGTACTTTCGTGAACATTTGTATTCGTATTTTCATACATAATTTCAAGTTCTTTTAATGACAGATCATTGATAACAGAAATATCCCATTCATGTTCCAAGAGTTCTTTAAGAACTTTTCTAGTGCGATTAATTTTCTCAACAATATACATTCTGTTTACTATTATACTATAATGATAGATAAATAATATTTAAATCAAATTTGATTTATAAATAATTTCATTATAGTATAAAAATATTTACTGAAAATGAGCTGTAACATCTGTCAAGAGGATTATGGTGTATCATATTGTAATTGTACTTTTAGCATGTGTGAAGTATGTGCGAAGAAACATCTAGAAACAAAAAATAAAGACGAATGCCCTCAATGTGGAAAATCATTTAAAACAAAGCATTTCTTTTCTGGGAAAATATGTGATAAAGATGATTTGGAAAATATTTCTTTGAATCGTATATTTGTTCATAAAGACAACGATCATTACCCCGGGATACTTTGTGGTAAGCACGGATTAGGAAGAGAACTTGAGCATGGTTTTAATGAAAATCAGAAAGTTTCATACTCAGATTTTATTTCGTGTGATAAAAAGAAGAGAGATTATGTTAAGATAGATCCAGCAGATTTAGACACTTTCAATCAAAGTGTGGGACCATATATTCTTCTTATAGATGAAACAATATCTAATCACGGTTGTATTGATTGGAAGGGTGGGTCTTATGGTTATATGTTTGATGATGGGACAAATGAAGATGACAATGGACCCGACGAAGTTCCTACACCCTTTGAAAACATAGTAGATATATCTGAAACAGTTCTAAAAAGAAATACTGAGTCTATAAAAGCGTGTGATGTTTTCACAATGAAAGTGAATGATGATAATGATTGTTTCTATTCATTTGTGGAATGGGGACAAGCACTTGAGAAAAAGAAAATCCTTGTTCTTGATATTAATCCTAAGAATGAAAAACTAAAGGAGTATTATTTATTCGCCAAACAGAGTATATTATCTCTTGAAGAGTATCAATTCACAAGAAAAGAATGTATTATTAAGAATCATCCTGAGCTTACTTTTGAAAGCTACAAATCTTATGAGAAGTTTATGAATCATATCATTAATCTAAAAAAGGGTGTATTCTCAAGATACCCCTAATCGCTAATCACTATCACTATCAAATAAACAAGTAGTTTTATAATAAGGATTTATAATTTTGTATGTATGATTTTTTTTTGAACCAGTAGCAACATTTCCTTCTCTAGTTTGTTCATCGGTTTTATAGTAAATGGTGTCTTTTTCTTCATATTCAAAGAGTTTCAGTATATTTTTACCAGTATTCATAATTGTATCTTTATCTTCAGAGTTATTACAATACAGGATAATAACACTATTATCATCATTTGCTCTAGGATTATTGAATAAAGTTGAACATTTCATATCTGTTACACCTTCTAATTCATCATTTCTGTAAAGAGTTGTAGCGTTTATCCAAGCATCATTAATCTTAGATTTATCATAAAACAACATCCATTTTCCTACATCTTCACGTTTCAAATCATTCTTACTTTCATATAACCAAGGGAACTCATCAATATCTAAGGGTGATAAATCACTATTCATATATTTTTCAATATTCATATTTAGTTTATGATATCTTATATGATAATTATGGTTTAAATAATTAATAAAGAAACACATTTTTGGATAACACGAGATAATTATCTCAATAAGATGGTTCTTAAGAAAATTTGATGTTCTTTAAATATTTAAGGATATCAAACAAACTTAGAGATAATCAATTGGTTCAAGAGACTAAGACCAGTCATCCAGAAGAGTCATGAGCGCATCCTTCTCGCAGAGACAAGTAAAACTCCTCCAAGAGATGGAGGGACTCGTTATGGAAGCTCAGGAGAGGCTTCACGAACTAGGAGTTCCTAGGATTGAGGAAGTGCCGAAGAAGGGAGAAGACATCTTCATCGTCCGTATCTCCGCGAAAGAAGCCGTCCGGGATTACAAGGTGATGAAGGAGGAGTTGAAGAAAGATGGGAAATCTATCTGGGACTCAGATGTAAACAATCGGATAGGAAAGGGTGACTGGCTGGGGTTCATCGTTGGAGAAGATTGGCGGACAGCAGATGTTGAACTGTATCGGGTCCAAGATATCAAACCACCCAGTGCAAGGAAAAAGAGTTGGGCAAAGCAGTCGCACACAGCACAACCAACAGATAGTGTGAAGGATAGAGATGTTCTAGAATTGAGTCCACTTAGACAGACAGTGGGTTGGTCATGGTGGAAAAGTCTAGCAGGTTACAAAGAGAGATATGTTCCCAGAGGAACAACCAAGTCAAAGTCTCCATTTCATCAATAAACATAAGATCTCATCAATATTATTTCATAAATATAATATAGTTAATCAATATTTCCTTCACACATTTTTTTATTTTTACCAACAATTTAAAGGGAAATTTGATTTAAACTATAATCTTGTATATAATATAAATGAATGAAAAGATGCTAAGATTATTTATAGATGATCATCAAAAACGAATTATTATTGGAAAAGATGTTAAGGATAAAAAGTGTGAACCTTATATTTGTCCGAGAACAGGGAAACCATTTGATGATAAAACTAGGGGCCCATTTTGGAACTTTGTAAGACCTCATCTAAAACCAAAACACATGAAAAGTTATGATATATCTGTAGACTTAGAAAAAGAAGAATATAAAGAGAACTTAGACAAACTCTTTCATAAATGTGATATAGAATATCTTTACAAAGAATATTTTGAAGAGGGAAATATAACAGGGAAAAAACTTGAGAAAAAACTTGAGAACTTAATAGGACTAATAGATTTAGAGGTATTGATAATACTTGTAAAGATTTGGAAAAACGAAGCAACATTTGAAGATTATATTGGTGATAATGAAGAAATAGTTGATGAAAAATCAGTCGATGAACAGGTTAAAGAAAAACTTCAAGATTTAGTAGAAAAAGGGGATATTGAAATAAAAAATAATCAAACTAGTAATATAGATAATACTAAAATGGAAAAGGACAAAGAATATTTATCTTCTTATCTTTCAAAGATTAAATCTACGAGTAAAAACTCTAAATATAAACGTGTATGTTTGTCCCCCCTTAGATATGCAGGTGGTAAAAGTAAAGCAATTGGTTTAATATTAGAAAATCTACCATCTCTAAAAGAAAAAAAAATAGTTTCACCTTTCTTTGGTGGTGGTTCATTTGAAATAGTTTTAAGCAAAGAATTGGATTATGAAGTTATTGGTTATGATATATTTTCATTCCTAACAAATTTCTGGGAACAATTAATTATTAATAATAAAGATTTAATTAGTGAGCTTAATAAACTTATACCAGACAAAGAAAATTATACAAGAAATAGACATATACTATTAAATTATTGGGATAAAGTAAAACCCGAAAGTTTAAAATATAAAACTCTGAATAAGATAGAACTCACAGAAGAAGAAAAAAGCATTATGGATGATAATAAACTACTACAAGCCGTATATTATTATTACAATATGCAATTATCATATGGACCAATGTTCTTAGGTTGGCCCAGTTCAGTTTATTTGAAAAATGACCGCTATAGTAAAATTATAGATAAACTAGAGAATATTGATTTAGGTAATCTATCAGTAAAATGTGATGTATTTGAAAACGTTATTAAAAACCATGAAAATGACTTCTTATTCTTAGACCCACCCTATTATTTAGGTGAAGATTCAAAAATGTTTAAGGGAATGTATCCAAATTGTAATTTTGCAATTCATCATAATGAATTTAATCACGAATTAATGAGAGATTTATTAAAAAAACACAAAGGTGGATTCTTTATTACTTATAACGATTGTCCAACAATAAGAGAATGGTATAAAGAATTTAAACAAGTATATCCAAAATGGCAATATACTTACGGACAAGGAGAAAAAAGAATTGGTAAAAATAGGAAAAAGAAAGAAGAAGATAAAAATGTAGAAGATAAAAAAGATAATGTTAAAGAAAGTCATGAAATATTCATTATTTGCGAACCTCAGTAAGGATCTTCAAGGTATTTGATATTAGTTTTAAGAAGTTCTATGAAATGTTTCCCTTGACCACCAGAAAATCCTAAGAAATAGGATTTATGTTTTTTTCGATATTCATAAGTAAGTAAAGCCCTTTTACCAGTTCTAGAAGATTTATCTATAAAATCACCTTTGATTCTACCACTTTCCAGTTTTCTGAACACGCAATTTTTTACAATATAATCAATTACACTATCCATATTAAAGAATAATCTTGATTTTCCTGTATCATAAACTAATAAATCAGCAGGTCTATCTGATTCACATTTTTTAAGGTATTTTTCAAACAATTTTGTACATTTTTCTTTATTTTGAATTACGCCTAGATTATTTTCTTTGTTCAATTCTGGAATATTACCAAGTGTTAACTGAATAGAACCACCGCTCTTATTACTAGTATTTCTTTCTTTTTTATCTTTAATTATCTTTTTTTTAATAAGTTCATCAAGGATCTGATTATCTTCAGATATTTGACAGTCGGATTCTGCTTTCATAGTTAAAGTTTTACATTCTGGATTATATTTATCATTAAAAGTTTTTTCTTTTTTATGTCCGTCTATCTTATAATGACCGCCTACCATTTTACAACTCATTATCCTTTTATCATTGCCCTTTAATTTTGATTGTTCCATTTTCCCTCCTTCTTTTCCGTTATTTTCTTTACTACTATTTTGAATATTTACAATCAAATTTTCTATAAGATCATCCATAATACTATTTATTATCTTTTTAGTTTTAAACTTTTTTGCCTTCATTTTTGAATGTTTTTTTTCTTCTTTTGTCATTTTATCTCTTGGTAGAGTATATCCCCATTTGCTTTCTCTTACCCATCTATAATCTGGTGGTGGATATTCATCTAATCTTTCGTGCATTTCTTTCCAAAAATGTGATCTAGACTGAACTAGGATTATCTTTCTTGATATTATTTAATCTTCGGTCTTTATTCTTTATATTTGTATCTATATCATTTATACATCAAAATTCCTCCACCACTTAAAAAATAGAAACCATTATAATACTATATTATTACAACCATGGTCTTCAATCTTATTTATTATTCCAATGACAGACCATTCAATGGAGCATTGGATTATATTTATCATACATACTCAGATAATATTCATAATTTCACTGTAAAGGGTGAAACAGTTTTCCCACGATATGATTATAGATGGAGGAGAGATGAATCTAAAAGATCTCTTAAAAATATTGTTCCACAGGATAGTAAGTTTAAGATTTCAGAAGAGTTTGAAAATGAATCATATGAAGTATGGATCCAATTAGAAACAATTATTAAGGACGGTAAGATTCAAACTATTTACACAAATCCCGATGGTTGTGGTGGAGAGGATATTATTCTTAAAAAACTCACGATAACTTGTGAGAATAAAGAACTACTCATGAAAATGATGGAGAAAGCAAAAGATTATGCAAAAAATAAAGTGAAACTTATTGAATCTTCAACCAATAGTAATGTCACAATTAATTATTATAAGAAAGAATATTGGTCACAAATTTCTAAGATTCCAAAGAGACCTCTTGATACACTATTTTTAAAAGAAAATGTGAAAGAGGAAATTATTTCTTTTGTTGAAGAGTTTTGCAATGAAGATACAAGAGAAGTTTATATGAAACACGGTATTCCTTATAAATGTGTTGTCCTTATCTACGGTCCTCCAGGAACAGGTAAGACATCAACAATTAGTAGTATTGCATCAGCTATAGATTCTGATATTTACATTATTCCTATGTTTAAAGAACTCACCGATTATACACTTGTAGACGCACTATCGGGTGTAAGAGATAGAGATGATGAAAAGAAAAGTATCATTGTCCTAGAAGACATTGATACAATCTTTGACACAAGAAAAGAAGGGGATGATAGTAATATGTTGACACTTAACGGATTATTGAATGCACTCGATGGACATACTTGTCCTGAAGGTTCATTAATCTTTATGACAGCAAATAATCCTCAGGTATTTGATTCAGCATTGATACGATCATGTAGGGTTGATTACAAATTACATCTTGATTACATAGATGAATATCAAATAAAGAATATGTATGAATCATTCTTCCCTCAACAGATGGACAAGTTTGAAAAGTTTTACAATATGATATGTGGGAAACAGATTAGTACAGCGATGCTTCAAGAGTTCTTTTTCTATAATCGTAAGAGTGAGAGTATAGTATCAGAGATTTCAAAGCTCAATGAGATCATTGAAAAGAATGATCCAAAGAACTTTGAAAAAGACAAGAAAAATATGTATTGTTAAATGAAATAATAGTATAAATGAAATAATAGTATAAATGAAATAATAGTATAAATGAAATAATAGTATAAATGAAATAATAGTATAAATGAAATAATAGTATAAATGAAATAATAGTATAAA